CCGGCCCTGCTATGGACGGTCGGGGTCGGCCACGTTATAGACCCGGCTCACGCTGCAGTGAAGTATGAGGAACGCAAAAGCCTACCGATACCCGCAGGCTGGGATCGGACTCTCTCGATGGACGAGGTGGACCGGATACTTGCTCAAGACCTTGGCCGGTTTGAGCGTGGTGTGGTTCGACTTTGCCCTGCTGCTGTTGGCCGCCAAGGAGTCTTTGATGCTCTCGTATCTTTTGCCTTTAACGTGGGGTTAGGCAACCTTCAGCGCTCTGGCTTGCGGATGAAGGTCAATCGAGGCAACTTTGAAGAGGCAGCCGAAGAATTCAAAAAGTGGACAAAAGCCGGTGGTAAGGTGTTACCTGGCCTCGTCAAGCGTCGTAACGACGAGCGAGCATTGTTTTTGAGTTAGCCTTATTTAACGGAGCGGGCGCTATGCGACAAGACGGCATCCCAGAGCGCTTCCAACTAGCCGGTCATACCATAAAAGTCAAAGTAATTTCGCCCTCTAAGTGGCGTCACGGCAAAAATTGTGTTGGAATGTGGCTTCCAGACAAGTACGAGATACATATCGTAAGTTCTTGTAAAGGCACAAACCGGCAGCAAGTGTGGGCGCATGAGGCGATCCACGCAATGCTTGACATCGCTGGTCATGACGACCTTAGCCGCGATGAGCAATTTGTAGATCGAATCGGACACTTGCTGCAACAGATGCTCACTACTATGGGGTAAGCAATGCGAGCAAAGGCAACCGACGATCAGATACTAGCGGCGCTACAGGAAGCCAACGGAATACGAGCCAAGGTCGCTATCAAGTTTGGTCTGAATGAACGCAGCCTGCTGATGCGGCTAAAGAAGATGAAGGAAAAGGGATACACGATTCCCGAATCCACTTATCAGCCAGGACAGCCAGTTATAGATAAGGGTGATTACGAATTCACCCCACTGCCCGACGACGACGTTCCCATCGAGGAACTGATTGCCCAGCGCAAGCGCAAGTTCCTGCACAAGCGCGAACACGAAGAAGCCAGCAAACTCATTCCTATCAAGATCAAGATGGCCGGTGCTATCGGCATCTTGCACTTTGGCGACCCACACGTAGACGACGACGGCTGCGACATTGAGGCCATTGAGCGTCACACCGACCTGGTGAACCGTACCGAGGGTCTATTCGCAGCCAACGTAGGCGACACCACGAACAACTGGTGTGGCCGTCTCGCCCGTCTCTACGCCGACCAGACGACCTCGGCTGCTCAGGCTTGGAAAATAGCCGAGTGGTTTATCAAGCGCTGCGACTGGCTTTACATGATTGGGGGCAACCACGACCTATGGTCAGGCTCAGGCGATCCGCTGCGCTGGATAGCAAGGCAGCAGGATGCCCTCTATAAGTCCTCAGAAGCCCGCCTAGCGCTTCGGTTCCCGAACGGCCTAGAGGTGCGGGTCAACGCTCGGCATGACCACAGCGGCTCTAGCATCTGGAATCCGGCCCACGGCCCGATGAAGGCTGCGCTGATGGGCACGAGAGACCACCTTTACGTGGCCGGTCACAAGCACGAGTCGGCGTATAGCGTCCTAAAAGATGCGATTAGCGGCATCACCATGCACGCTTGCAAGGTGGCCTCGTACAAGATTTACGACCGCTACGCCAAAGAGCGCGGCTTCAGGGACAACTGCCTGTCGCCCTGTGCGCTAACGACGATTAACCCTGCGCTGCCGCCTGACCATCCAGACCTGATAAAGGTGTGGTGGGAGCCGGAGGAAGGGGCTGACTATCTGACATTCCTGCGACGGCGCTGAAGATTTCAGCCCGCTCGCGGTTTGCTCGAAGGGTGCAGTACCGCTGGTGCAGGCGCTTGAGGAACGTGGCACGCCGTTGACCGGCGATCTCCTCATCCAAGAGCGCCTTCACTTCGGCCTCGTTAAACAGATTCAGGTTTTGGTTCAATACGCGCCAGTTCTTCATGGCGGCATTGTAAACAAATTATTTAAGCCGCTGCAAGTAAAGGGCTTGCAGGGCACATACGGTGTCATCGGGGTCACGGGCTTCGTACCACTCGCCCCTTGGCTGGAATAGCCCCTGAAACCGTTTCTGGCCGTCTGACAGCCGCCCACCCTTACCCTTGACCTCTATCCAGCAAATCCACGCCATGCCGTCGTGCATTGGCTTTACGGCCAACAGGTCGGGGATGTCGTGCCCTGCCGAGGCGTAGTCAATGACCTCAAAGTTCGCTTTGCGGAGGGCTTCTACAATATCGGTGTGGTTGTTGTCTCGACGTTTAGCGTAGCGCATGGACTGATTATGCCGGTTTGCACTTCGCCTTCAACTTGTTTACGCCATTCTCGCCCCACAGTTCCCGAACCATACTGCGAACGTGCGGGTCGCCATACGCCTCGGTCGCATCATCCAGCGACCGCAGGATGTCGCCCACATAGTTCTTGAGCCACGATGTGCGCTCGGCACGCTGCTGCCAATCGCCTACGCCGATCCGGGCGAGGTACGCATCAGCGAGCCTCAGTTTGCCGAAAGGCGTTGTGATGGCGTTCTCCCAATACCGCATGTTGGCTTGGGACGCCCACGAGATGTCGCTGCTATTTGTGACTGGATTGTTCACCGCTTAACCCTCTCGCCTAACAAATCCTTTATGGACACAAGATTAGTATTCTGGTTATTGGATATTGGATTATGGTTATTGGATAGCATTGCTTTCGCATTGCGTTCGCTATGCGTTCGCATAACATCCGTATCGCTGTTTGTGCGTTTTTCTGCGGGTTTTCCTTTCCATCGTGTAAACGCGGATTGTCTCGCCTTGTCACGCTTCTCGTGATATTTCTCTATTTCCTGTAACGCTCGTTCGTTCACATAGCCTTCTTTTGTCGCAATAAACAAATCTGACAGCACCCGAGCCACAGCCTCGCGCTCCAACTTTGTCACCGGCTTGACTACGCCAAACGCCTCCTGCCGCGTCATCGGCTTTTCGGTGGCGTAAAACCGATCCAACAACAGGTTAAACACGCCATGCTCCAAAATGGACAAATGGCATGTGTCCTTCATGTGATCGCCAATATGTCTTTGATAAAAAATCATGGCTCTTCCTCCACTTCTTCCGCCATGAACAATCCATTGGTCATGACCTGAATTTGGTACTGCCGCAACAAAGGGATGCCAGTGGCTTTCCACTGGTAAATCGCTTGGGGGTAAATATCCAACGCCCGCGACATGGGTTTGACCCCGCCGAAATGCTCAATAACTGCTTCGATGTCCATGTTGGACAGTATCGGCCATACCAGGACGCTTGACAAGCCCTCTGGTATAGGTATCATCGCTTTGGGGATTGGCCCCGATGGAGAAAGACATGGAAGATGATTACCGCATCTTGGCCGAGCAGGAACGCGACCGACTCATGGAGTTGCACTGCCGCGCCGAACACGCCGCCTTCAACGTCATTGAAGGCTTAAACGAACTCAACCGCATCGAAGCCGAAGGCGCTTTCAAACTGCACCAAGCATTTGCCGAGTGCATCGCTGCGATTGACGCCGCATCCGCCAAACTGAGGAACCCGCAATGACCGGCGACGACATCATCCGACTGGCGCGAGAGGCTGGGTTTGCTGGATGGCTTGCCGAAACGCCTTTTGTGACAGCCTCTTTTGAACGCTTCGCCGCCCTCGTTGCCGCAGCCGAGCGGGAGGCGTGTGCCAAGATTGCTGAATTTTATGAACCAATCTGTGACCGCTGCCCTAGCGGTGTCGCTACTGCTATTCGCGCAAAAGGAGAACAAGCATGAAAGTTTACGAGAAGATTGCCGCTGTCACCGCCGAACTATCCAAGATCGGCATTAGCAAAGACAGCAAGAACCAGTCGCAGGGCTACGCTTTCCGTGGCATTGACGCTGTGTACGGCGCGCTCTCGCCGCTGCTGTCAAAGCACGGCCTGTGCATCCTGCCTCGCGTCACCGACCGACAGGTTATCGAGCGCCAGAACCGCCAAGGCACTGCGTTGTTCTACGTCACGCTGACCGTGGAGTTTGATTTCGTAGCCGCCGAGGACGGCAGTAAGCACACGGTCATTACCGTAGGCGAGGCGATGGACTCAGGCGACAAGGCCAGCAACAAGGCTATGTCTGCGGCTTACAAGTACGCCGCTTTCCAAGCGTTCTGCATCCCGACCGAAGGCGATAACGATGCCGACTCACAGACGCATGAAGTCGCCGCAGCCACTACCGATCCTGCCGTAGAAGCAGCCGTGCAATTAGCAGCCACTATCGAGGAGTTAAACGGAATATGGAAAAGCCTAAACGCAAACGAGCGAAAGGCGCATCTGAGCCTGTTCAGCGAAAAGAAAAACAAGTTGGCCTCAGTCTAAGGGAGCAGAGGCTAGTGAAAGAAATAGTAAGTGATGTTGAGTCATACATCGTGGCTTGGTCGCTGACCAATACCGTCGAAACGATGGAACAGATGATTGAAGAGCGTAAGGCTGGTGCGTATCCGAACGGCGTGTTCGATAAAAACAAGGCCAAAGACCTGCGCTTGTTAAAAGATCATCGAGATGCGGCTGAGATTATTTTGTCTTGGTACAAGGTGCCAAACACATGACTTACCCCATCATTGAATTAGAGCGGTGGGAATATGACTTGGTAAACCTTGTCGGCGCTCGACGTTGCTCGGCAAGGTGGGATAGCCAAGACGCCTTGCACTACGACCCGAAGCGCATGGAAGACGACCGCACGGCGCAAGTGGCTGCGTGTGCAGCAGAGTTGGCCGTAGCCAAATACACCAATCGTTATTGGCACGCACACGTATGGGATGCCCGCGATCACCAACTCTACAAAGACTGGCCGGACGTTGGCAGGAACATTGAGGTTCGTCGCGTGCGAACCAGTAACACTGCCGCCGTGCGACAACACCAGATCGGTAAAGGCTTGGTGTTGTTCGTCGCCAAACCTGTCATGCCAGAGATACGAGCCGTCGAGATTCTTGGCTGGCTGCCGCATGACTTGGCATGGGAGAAGGCGACGCCCTCTGACTATTCAGAAACCACACGAGTTATTTCCCCTCAACACCTACGATTGGAAAAGTATCCGTGAAGTTATGAAAACCTACACCAAACCTTCGCGCTATAACCCCTGCATTACGTTCGAGCAGTACAAGGTGCTGCGTGAGCGTAGAGACAATGCCAAGACTAACAAGAAGCGCATCGACTACAAGCCGCTGGCGCAGGAGTGGGGACTGAAGCCCACGCACATGGCCTCTGCACTGCACCGTGGCATCAAGCAGTACGACTACTTGCTGTGGAAGCAAGGAGAGTTGCAATGATTAGCCATATCGCCAAACGTCCGAGCGACGTAGATGGGCCATCAACGGATGACTCTGGCTACCGTCGCCTCTGGGCTGCTGTGTTGTGGCAGGCGATCAAGGACGCAGATAACTCCGATGGTCGAGGCGCTGCGTTTCATTGGATTTTTTCTCGTCGTGAGGACACGGGATCAATGCGCTGGATATGCGACATGCTTGATCTTGACTACAACAAGTTGCAGACGATGTGCATGACCCGTGATGGCCGTAAAAAAATCTTAGGGAGAGTGTGATGGAGCAACGAACAACAGAATGGCACGCCGCCCGTTTGGGCAAGGTGACTGCATCAAAGGTGGCTGATGTAGTGGCACGCACGAAGAGTGGCTATGCCGCTACCCGCGCAAATTACATGGCGCAGTTGGTATGCGAACGCTTAACCGGCAAGCCGACCGAAGGGTTCAGCAGTGCCGCAATGGAATGGGGCGTCGAGCAGGAAGCCGCAGCGCGTGATGCTTACAGCGCCAAGGTGGGCGAACTCGTTACCGAGGTGGGCTTCATTAACCATCCTGCAATCGAGATGGCAGGAGCCAGCCCTGACGGATTGGTGGGCGTGAACGGCTGCGTCGAGATCAAGTGCCCGTCCACGGCTACGCACATCGAGTATCTCTTTGAGCGTGACCCGCCACAAAAATATTTTTACCAGATGCAATGGCAGATGGCCTGCACTGGTACGGATTGGTGCGATTGGGTCTCATACGATCCGAGGATGCCCGAGGAATTACAACTTCTGGTAGTGCGTATCCCACGGGATACAGACTGCATCATGGTTCTTGAGAAAGAAGTGCAGGAGTTTTTGGCTGAGTTAGATGATAAGGTTTCCAAACTGAAGGAGATGACCCTGTGAATTACGACAACACTAACCGTGGCGTGCTGTTCCCGAACGATAAGAAGGGCAACGAAAAGCGCCCAGACTTTACTGGCGACCTGAACGTGGGCGGCACGGAGTACAAACTGTCTGCGTGGAAGAAAGCCTCAAAGGCTGGCAACAATTTTTTGTCCATTAGCGTCCAGTTGAAGGAAGGCCAGAAGGCACCGCCGAAGCCTGTGCCTGCCGGTACGCTGACTGAGGACAACTGGGCGAAGGCTGACCTTAACGATCCGTTGGGGTTCTGATGAAGCGGTTTCTGTCATTAGGCGCTGGGGTGCAGTCATCGACGCTTGCGTTGATGATTGCCCACGGCGAATTAGAGCCTGTGGATGCGGCTATCTTTGCCGACACCGGATGGGAGCCGAAGAAGGTTTACGTCTGGTTGGATTGGCTAGAGAAGCAACTGCCTTTCCCTGTGCATCGAGTTCAGCGTGGCAACCTGCGCGATGACCTGACCAATAAGACTGAGAGCGGCAAGCGCGTGGCTGCCGTCCCATTTCACATGGTCATGCCTGATGGCACTCGTGCGATGGGTCGGCGGCAATGCACCAAGGAGTACAAGATTGAGCCTTTGGTAAAGAAGGAGCGCGAACTGATTGGCCTTGTGCCTCGGCAGCGTGCGAAAGGCGTGCTGTGCGAAACGTGGATCGGCATTAGCACCGACGAAGCGTTGCGGATGAAGCCAAGCCAGTTGGCGTGGAAAAAGCACCGTTGGCCGCTAATTGAGAAAAGCATGAGCCGGTGGGATTGCTTGCAATGGATGGAGCGCAAGGGTTATCCGTTGCCGCCGAAATCCAGTTGTATCGGCTGCCCGTACCACAACGACCATGAGTGGCGGTTGCTGCGGGAAGACCCAGAGGCATGGGCAGATGCGCTAGAGATGGACAAGGTGATACGCAATCAGAGCAAGATTGCTGGCACGCAATATATGCACCGATCCTGCAAGCCGCTTGAAGAGGCCGACCTGTCCACAGCGGAAGACCACGGACAGGTGGATATGTTCAACAACGAATGTGAAGGAATGTGCGGCGTATGATTAGCGAAGAGAGAGCCGAGAAGGCGCTGCGGTATCTTGTCGATACAGACGAGCCGTGTGCGCTGGCAAAGGCTGAGATGGAGCGTGCTGAGTATGGCTGGAAGGCGACCCGTGAGGCCGTCTTTACCCATGCCGAGGGTACGGTGGCGGAGCGGCAAGCGATTGCCGCGACCCACCACGCCACCAAAGAAGCGCATGAGCGATACTGTGCGGCTGTGGCGCTGTACTCGAAGATGGCGAATAAGCGCGAAACCGAGCGTATCGTCCTCGATACTTGGCGCACCATCTCGGCTAACCGACGAATGGGCAGTCCATAAAAAAAGCCCCACCGAAGTGGGGCTAAGGACTCTCTAGGAGAAGTACACGGAGAAAATCGCAATGCTCCGTGAGAATAGCAGATTAGTGGGGTTATGCAATGGATCAGTTACTCGCGGAAATTAAGGCTCGGGACATCAGCAAGTTGACACAGGTAGAGTGGTACAGCCGCTTTGCCTACGTCAGTTCCGAGGATTCTTACTTCGACATGGTGGAGCGGCGGGAACTGTCCCGATCCGCCTTTAATGCCATATTTCGAGGCGTCTCATGCGCCTCCGTACACAATAAACGTCGCATCGAGGCGTCCGTGGCGTTTGATGAGAGCCGCGCTGAGATGGGTGGTTTAGCCCTAGAGGGCATCACGTTTGCGGCTGGCGAGAGCGCGTTAGTCGGTCGCACCGGCTTGGTCTACGGCAACCGCTGGCAGAACGGACGCCCCAAGGGGGTACAGGGTAACGCCTCGAAGTGGCTTGAACACTTGGAGCGCATGGTTCCCGACGAAGCCGAGCGCGACCATGTGTTGAACGTCATGGCGTACAAGCGTCAGTTCCCGAACCGCAAGATTAACCACGCCGTTCTGCATGGCGGGATGCCGGGGGCGGGTAAGGATACGCTGTGGGCTCCGTTCCTGTGGGCGATAGGCGGCGCGCTCAACACGAACATAGCCGTCGTGCGAAACGAGGAACTGGCGAGCCAATGGGGCTACGTCTTGGAGTCCGAGGTTGTAGTCATCAACGAACTGCGGCAGTCGTACAAGGGCGATCAGCGAGCGATGGAGAACACGCTAAAACCGCTCATTGCCGCGCCGCCTGAACTCTTACAGGTCAACCGCAAGGGCTTGCACCCGTACTACGCGCTAAACCGTTTGTTTGTTCTGGCGTTCAGCAATGACCGCAACGCTATCGCCTTGCCAGCCGATGACCGGCGATGGTTCGTGCTGTGGTCACACGCCCCGAGGATGGAGGACAGGGACGCTGCTGCGCTCTGGCAATGGTACGCCGAGGGCGGGTTAGAGGTCGTCGCAGGGCTGCTCGACGCTCGGGATGTAAGCCAGTTCAATCCTGGTGCGGCTCCGATGATGACCGACGCCAAGGCCATCCTATTGCAGCAGGGCATGAATCCCACCGAGGCGGCAGTTGCCGAACTCATTGCAAGCCGTCAGAGCGTATTCAAGCCGGGGGTCATTGCTGCCCCGTTCCATCGAATCGTGCAGGAACTCGCCAACCAGTTAGGCGAGAGGTTCCGAGTCAATCAGAACGTGCTTCAGATCGCTTTGAAAGACTGTAAGTGGGAGGACAGGGGGCGCATTTACTCGAAAGAGCATCCAACCAAGAAGCACGTTTATGTGTCGCCTGAATTCTCGCACCTGTCGAACACCGAGTTGCGGCGGATGGTTGAGAATCCGCCACAACCCGTGCTGTCAGTCGTCAAATAGGATAGAGGCTAGAACGGTCAGGGCTACGGCTATCAGGAATCCCGCCATAGCGTAGCCCTCGCAGTATCCACGCACCGCGACAGATACGTTATCCAGTAGCGGCGGGTGCAGCGGGTCAGCCGTGGATAGGTTGGGCGCAAGCCCCAACGCTCGTGGAACTCCGTCATGGCCTACCCTCCAACGCTCGACGCACTTCCTCGACAAAGGGCGCGAGTTCCCTAACCGTCAAGTCGTCGTCCCACGCGCTCATAAACGCCCGTACAGCCGCTTGGAGCCGCAGAGGGTTAGGCGGGTAGCGATAAGGTCGGGCTACCTCTTCCTCGGCGAATAAAGCCTCTAGTTCTGCAATGGTTGGTCGGTGTGGCTTTTCCATAAGTTCACCAGTAATTGGAGAGCGGGTGCTGTGCGCGTGAGGATCGGACGTTTGGCGGTGGCACTTCCCGCCAGTCAATCAAGCCACGGCAGAACCATCGGGACAGTTTGCGCCAGAGTTTATAGCGAGACATAAGGCCTCCTAAGTTGATAGCGAGCATATCGCTTGCCGTTGGTTGTCTCTGTCTTGCACTCGATATCAAGCCCCTCTCGCCTTAATTCGGCGATCCGAGCGGCAAGGCGAAAACAGCCGTAATCCTGGAGCGCGTCCAACGGGGTAAGCGACCGCCCTAGAATCAGGGCGGCTCGAATCTGGTCATTCTGCGACATCGAGCGGGTCTCCTATGTTGACTTCCTCGACATCCCAGTCGACCTGCGCGTGGGGGGTATAGCCCGACTTCACGATTTGCAGCGCAATCTCGGCGGCGTCGTCTTCGTCTCGTGCCTCAACCGTTACGATTTCCTGAATGGATGCGAAGAGCACTACGTCGAAGGTTTTCATAAAACCTCCCCGGTAGCCTTGGCGATAACATCCCTGCAAATGTCGCCGGTCAGGATGCCCTCAACGTCTTCAATGCGACCGGCAAGCCATGCCTCGCGCACATCGCGCAACACCGCCAAAAGGTCAGGCGCTGCAGAGAGTAGGTCGCCCGTGTACTTGCCACGCGCTCCGATGACTTCGATTTTCATGCGGCCTCCGTTTTCTTTTTAACGTCTTCGATGAAGTCTTCAGCGTGTACCACCCCGAGATGGTCGAACGCCTCGTCGTCGTCGTCCCATGTCTCCACGGCTATCTCGTGGGCTTCCTCGGGTGTATCGGCTTCGACTTCTAATTGATAGGCGTGATGCTCTACACGGCAGAGCGTGACCGTAAAGCGGCTCATGTGTTTTCCTCCGTCAAGGTGTGATCTTGTTCGACATAATCCAGAGCGGCTTCATAAAGCCGGTCGCGCTCCGTTTCGTTGCTTGAATACCAAAGGATGAAGTTTCGGATAGCGTCTAACGCTTGCTCTTGTTTCTGGTTCATGCGGCCTCCGACTTGATAGCGTCAAGCATATGTTCGGCAATCTCTCGCCAGTTAACGTCAGACAGAAAGGCTCGTGCGTAATCCACCGCAAGCCCCTCCACGTTGTCCATCGTGATGATGGAGTCAGCGTAGTCCTTCAAATAATCGACTAACTCTGCTGCGTCTAGCCCCTCACTAGGCGCGGTGAAGTGTTCGCGGTAGTCAAAGCAGTCGAATATCTCCAGATTGACACGCCATGTGGCGTAGTTAGTCCAACCGTTGTAACGGCTATCGGTGTCGTTGATTGTGTATCCCATGATTGTTCTCCGTGCTTGGTTGTTAGTTAGGCGGCTTTGGCGATAGCGTTAAAGGCTTTCCAATAGGTCAAGGCAGAACGGTAGTCGTCACACCGTATCTTGTCGTGTACGTCGCCACGAGCGTTGCGGACGACGACACACCACCACGAGCCAGAGCGCGAGAAATGGGTAGACCAATCGTTTTTGAAAATCTTTACTTTTGAGGATGCGTAAGACATTGCTTTATCTCCTAGAGTTAGTTGCGGCAATAGTCAACGAGGGCAGCGAGACCTGCGACGCAGATGCTAAACGCACCGAGCCGAAAGTCGTCGAGGACGATAGAGGCTAAAGCGACGCTAAAGCCTACGAACACTAACGAGTTAAGGAAACGAGTCATTTCGTCACCTGCTGATAGTCAGAGTGAAAGATGCCAACAGAGTAAGCGAGAGAACTTAACGCCCACATCTTTGCGGCTCGGTAGTCCTCACGCTCAACGGCGCGTAACGCATCGTTGAGACAGACTCGGGCAGATGAATCCATCAACGCTCCGTTACCGATATGTTTACGGGCGAGGATGATTGCTTTGTTTGCTTCTGTGATCATTGCTAAATGCTCCGTGTTAGTTAGCGAGGGCTGAGAGTTTCGCGGACATATCAGCGAGGCGATGCGCGAAAATCGGGACGTTGCGGTACTTCGCTACGTTGTCGCCATGCGAGACGGTGGCGAACCAGTTTCCGTATGTGCTATTGGTGCGAGTGATGCGGAAGACGCAGCGATCTGCGTAACCTACATATTCACCTTTGCGGAATGCTGACTTCTCAATATTGAACATGGCTAGTTGCTCCGTGTTACCTGGTAGTTATCTGTCAACGATTCCTTTATATACCTATGCTCATATGCTGTCAACGATTTATTTACAGATAGATAGATGCTCAGATGCTATGCAATTCTGACTAGTTGTGTAGGTCATCACGGACAGTCACGGACAGCCCAAAAATGACGATTTTGGTTAAAAAGTGACCAATTAGCCTAAAACGGAGACGTAACATAGTGGTTTATAGGTATCGAGTGGACACTTGAAAGGACAGTTTTTCAGGATCGCCTAACTGACTGTTTCGCAAGTGGAAAATGACAGTTAGGACAGAATAGGTCATTTGTCTCTTACTCAATTTGATGATGGATATAAATAGTGAGTTGATATCCAATGACCTAAACTGTCCTGTGGATAACTTACAGGCTGCTGTTGCACCCTAACCACTTGTTGCGATCTCGCCACAAACGTCCAGGTGTTGCACAAACGCAACAGGTCATGACCATGTTGCACAAACGCAACGTGTTGCACTCACGCAACATCGAGTGAATGTAAATGATTCTCTTATGCGTAACGATAATCGTTAGCATCCAGGCTTGTGGTACACGCACAACAGGGTGTTGCGGCAAAACAACAGGGGGGGTGGGGCCAGGCGTTGACCGGTCACGATTACGAATGGGTCACAAAAACTTTTTATTTTTTTTACATCCATCCCCCTCCCTGCTAACATTCCTTTTGCAACGTCTGACCAGATGCGCTGGTAGCGACCGAGAGGTAACTGAAGGAAAGGATTCCACCATCTAAGGCACTAAACGTCTTTATCCCTAGACGCTTCCGCCTCGGCACACAGGCTACCCGGTAGTGGTAGATCGCGGCCTCCCGGCAGGATCACCCTGCACGTTGCCCTTCCTTCCTCGCCAAACCTTCTGTTACAGTCTCGGTATGCCGATACAGATGTCTGAGGCAGAGTGGTTAGAGTTTGCTGCCAAGGCTTTGGTATGCCGCTCTTGCTTCTGGGCTGCTGAAGTGACTAAGGTTGCTGGGAAGGTCTGGTGTGCCCATGCCACCCACCACGGCTGGATGTCTGACGTTCCCGCCTGTTCTGGCAAAGAGTTCCGGTATGAACCTCGTAACAGAATCCTTTAAGTCCATTCCTTTTAAGCCTCGGGAACTGAAGGCATCGCCGGAGGTTTTGGAAAAGATTTACAACGCCGCTAAACTCGGGCTAAAGGGTGATGCCTTGGCCTTTGCGGCTGGGTTGCTGCCCGTCGAGTACCGTAGACTCTGCCAGTTAGATAACGCGGCTGCGGTCGCTGAGGGGAAAGGTCGTGCGGACTCTGAAGTTGAGGCGGCGGCACAACTGCGCTCTGCCGCGCTTGAGGGAGATAGCAAGGCAGCCCTCGCCCTGCTTACCCACCTTCACGGATGGGTCGCCAAGCAGCAAGTTCAGGTCGATATTAAATCTCAAATCAGTATTGTCGCCGCGCTGCAAGAGGCAGAATCTCGCGTCTTGGCGGGCCGCGTATATGACGCTACACCGGATCAATTAGCGCATGAAGCCACCGAACCGCTAACCCTGAAGGACGAACGTGCAACAGCCAATCTATAGCCCCGAAGAAGAAGAGTTGCTGATGAGCAAACTCTGGTCGCCCGTCATTAAGGACGACCCAGAGGCTTTCGTGCTGCTCGCTTTCCCGTGGGGCCAAAAAGGTACGCCTCTTGAACACTTCAAAGGTCCGCGTAAATGGCAGCGGGCTATCTTGCGCGACATCGCCGAACATGTTGCAAAGAATAAAACCCCTACCTCTTACGAAGCCTCCTACGAAGTCCTGCGTATGGCAACGGCTTCGGGTCGCGGTATCGGTAAGTCTGCCCTCGTGTCGTGGCTAATCCTCTGGATGCTGAGTACCCGGATTGGTTCGACGACCATTGTGTCGGCTAACTCAGAAGCGCAGTTACGCTCGATCACATGGGCAGAAATTACTAAGTGGGCAGCGCTCCTCATTAACTCGCATTGGTTTGAGATTAGTGCCACCCGCGTGATGCCTGCCAAGTGGCTCGCCGAACTCGTTGAGCGTGACCTTAAAAAAGGTACGCGCTATTGGTCGGTCGAAGGTCGCCTGTGGTCCGAAGAGAACCCCGACTCGTATGCGGGCGTGCACAACTTTGATGGCGTTATGGTCATCTTCGACGAAGCCAGCGGTATCCCTGACCCCATCTGGTCAGTGACGGCAGGCTTCTTTACGGAGAACACTCCGCATCGTTTCTGGATGGCCTTTAGTAACCCCCGTCGTAACGAGGGCTACTTCTTCGAAGCGTTCCACTCTAAGCGTGCGTTCTGGAACACCCGCAACATTGACGCTCGCACCGTTGAAGAAACCGATAAGTCGGTGTATCAGCAGATTATCGACGAATACGGCATCGACTCACCGCAAGCCAAGGTGGAAGTCTATGGAGAGTTTCCGTCAGAAGGTGACGACCAATTTATACCGCCTAGCCTGGTGGATCAGGCCATGGCTCGTGCCCGGTATA